TCAGCCTATGTTTTTCCGCTTCTGTTATTGATATAGCCCTCATTTGCTCGTAAATAGGATGCGATATATCCATCTTAACCCGAAAGGATTCGCTGGTATGAAATTGTAATTCTATATATTGACCATTGGGGTTTTTAAGCGCGCAATTAAGCCCCTTATATGACGATCCTCTATGCCATGTATTTTTAACTTGCAATGTTCCCCAACCCTGACTTTGCAAATCATCCAAAACAGCTAAAGCGGCTTTTGTATATTTTGCATCACCAATAATCATTGTATATCGCAAAGCGTCTTTCACGTTTTTAATTAAAACGGTTCCCGGCCCCCATGAATTATCTATGCTTTCCGTAACAATTTTTCGCGTTAATGACACTTCGGTTTTTAAATGAAACTCAAGCCCGGTCATTTTTGCTCCGTGTTTTTCGGCAAGACCCTTAAATAATGCGTCTGTTTCTTGTGCGTATAGATTGGCCTTGTTCAATGCTTTTCTTGCAACGACGCGCGCCTCAACTCCATTCATAGGCATAAACTTGCCTTTCGATTCGAGTTTTTTACGTTCAATATCTCGCTCATATTGGATTCGCGGCGATATTTTGCCGCTGGGATCAAGTATGCAATAACAATGTCCGCCGCATACTGACCAGCCTGTCCCGGGTGCGCCTTGGCTTTCCCAATCTGATAATTTTGCCTGTAAGCCCGCCCGCGGCGCACAGTCTTGACAAATCTTATGACCCGCTACACAAACCCAAGTAAATAAAGTTTCTTCATCTGGATCGTAGGCTTGAAATGACCCAGCCCTGCCGCTTTGATTAATCCCTTCAGCTAAAGATTCTTTTATTGAATTTCTAAGCTCACCAAATACAGCCCCAGCGGTTACCATGTCCGCCGCAAGGCCGCCGTTTGTAATCGACGTTGCAACGCCAGAAGCCGCCTGCGTCTGTGATGTTTTTGTAATTCGATTGGCAAACACATCCGCATCATATATCATTTTATCCATAGTGGTATCAAGCAACTCGCGAACCTCTACAGGTAATTCGTTTAAGCCGTTTAATACTTCTTGAAAATCATTGCCGAATAAGGCCGTTAATTCTTGCTGGGTAGGCATTATTTTAGCGCCGACCTTGCAATTTCCCGCAGGGCCATTTTAACATAGTTTTTATATTTAGCACCGCTTGGGCGCATATCTTTAGTTATTCCAAACCACTCACGTTTATCGACTCTTTTGCCGGGTATCATAGAATTTGAACCTGTAACAAATCCCTCGTTATGATATACGCCATGCTCGTTAATCATCCTTATTTTAGAAACCAGTTTAGACGCCTTGGCTTTTATTAGCCGCGTCGATCTTAACGATTTTACTGTAGTCGCTCTCGCCGTGTCAAGAGGAGTAAACCCCTGTTTGCGCCTATTTCGTATCGGCATCGTACTGTCGGTGCTTAATCTTTTGAATTTTTTATCATTAATATCAGTCGCCGTATCGATGCCGCGCTGTATGGCTTCGTTTTGATATTCCGCCATAGTATTTAAACTGTTTGCAACGATCTTGCCCAGCAAGTTCACGGCTTTTTTAAAAGAATAATTACGCTTGGCTTTCGCGTCCATTATTTACCCTTAAATTCCCGTTTTTTGCCCCCATAATAAGCATAGGCATGACCATTAACCTTTAAAAGCTCATTTAAGCTGTTTAACTGCCCTTCTACATAGAGTTCTCCCAAAACCCGGCCATACTTACCAACCCCATGAGAAACGATCGAGAAACGGCCTAATTTAGGTTCGCCTAACATCTTTTTTGTAAACTCTTTAGCGGCCAAGCCCTTCTTTTTTTCTGCCTTGTCCCGGGTGCGGCATTCCCAAGTATCGACACCGTAAAGCCTTATGCGCTGTTTGATCCAGACATTAAAGCCTAAATCAACCATCGCGTCAACTGTGTCGCCATCGACTACTCGTAATAAACGTGCCTTGTATTCGTACATTATAACCTCACTTTTGGTCTAATTTTCCCTTTAAATAATTAAGTGCTTCGCTATGCGTCCGTAATTCAAAGGTTGTTTTTTCTTGCCGTCTTTCGGCGTTTTCAATAGTCTTCTCATATCTGCGGTCTGCTTCGGCGTCGCTTTTGTTCCAGCGATCGAGCAATTTTAATAAAATGCTTTCAATGTTTTCAATGTTTTCAGATTGGCCCTTGTTTTCAATTCGTAAATCTTCTATCGCGGCCGCTTGTTCGTCGGCCCGCTTGGTTTGCCTAAAATAGCCATATACAAAGAGGCCAATAAATACTCCTATTGCACCATACTCTGAATAGTATTCCATCCAATCCAATCCTTATCTCCCTCTCATTCACTTATTTTTATTTTTCTTTTTCCAAGAAAGAGGATTTATGCTAATGTTTTTTTGATACCATTTAATTTCTTCTTGCATTTTATCCATCGCAACCTGTGCTTTTTCATAGCGTCTATCCTCTGCCTCGATATGTTTTGATACAAGCTCCTCGATTGTTATCATCGCCGAGTCCAGTTTTTCGTCAATATTATTAACCTTGTTCTCAAAATTGGAATAGTACCATATCGCCCCGGACGCGGCCCCGATAATGACGAGTAGAATGTCCCAGCCAAACGGCAGTTGAATGCCCACGTTTTTCTTCAAGACAGTAATATCCAGATCATAAATGTTGTTGCCATTAAAATCGCGCTCCACAGCATAGCTAACGAATCATCGCGGGTCATTTGTTCTTTTTCCCGAACTCGAAGCCGTTTTTATACGACTCTATAAATTTAGGCAGGGTTTTCGCAAATTCAAGCTCGATGAAGTCGAGCGCGTACTGGCGAGGGTCTTTTATGACTTCTTTTATGTCCGCTTGCGGGACTTCTACATCAAGTTCATTAAGACGCCGGAGTTTGCGTAAGTAATCGATTAAAAACCGATCGTTGTTCCCCGGTTTGTTCTGGTTCTTTTCCTTCGGCATTCGTTTCCTTATTGTTTGTTACTAACTTTTCCGCTTCTTGTTCGGTAAGATGTTTATTATACTTTAACATCAAATCCTTTTGCGTAATTAAGTTATTTGTGAGCATAAAGGTATCAAGCGCGATTTGATCCTGCGCGCTCATTGGATATTCAGGCTCATTAAACTTAATACCCATTTCCTCCGGCAAACGTAAGCCATTAACCCCAGCAATGGTGCGCTCGATATCATATATTTCTCTTTCGTACTCCTCCCACAGTTCAACGTCGTCTTGATAATCCTCGAAACGCTCCAAGTCTTTAATTTTTAAAGCTATGCCGCTTGACGGCCGATCTGATTTGCCGTCTTCGGCAAACGTGATCCATAAATGATTGTTTTGCGCGGTCAAATCCAGAATTGCTTTTACAAGGTCAATAGCATCACGAACATTCGCCTGTGGGGACTTAATATCAAGCCTCGCTGGCTCGGGGATTACCATGATCTCCGACGAACCAGCCCGAACAAGTTTTTCTTCCTCAAACAATCCCTCTATGACATATTGCCCAAACATTTGGAAGCGCATTCCAAGCGCCGCCTCAGTTAGCAAAATATTGATCTGTTCATTGGCCGCGCAAATATCGTAAGCACCAGTAACAAAAAACTCGTTTAAATGGTGTTCCCGGTGCGTAAAAACAAAAGGTAAGATTCCGTAATTGTGCATTTGTTCAAGTGTAATATTGCCATCTTCGTCATAAACGATATAATGGTCTTTGTCCCAATAGGCGTAAGAAAGTTTATTTACATCACTTGTATCATGGATGTTTGCACCATCGGATAAGTAATGGCCGACGGCGTAAATGGGTCGTCTTCAAAGAAAGCATCGAAATAATAGACGGGATTATATTTAAATTCCGGCTTTGGTTCGCTATTAAAGGCTATTTGCGTTGCAACTGTACCAACCAACCGCGTCATTTTCTCGATGTGCTTCATTTTGTACGACTTTCTTATTACCATTTCATCGTATAATTTATTGACGTTGCGCGTGGCCCCGAGGGTATAGATGCGGCTCATGCGGTCAATCATGCGCCGGGTTACGTTAAATTCTGACACGGGTATTTCCTTAAATGCGTCAGCGGTAAAGCGATCTTCGATATATTGGGCCGTGTTATCGCCCGCGTAATAATCAAGTAATTTGTATATTGCCTGTCTGCGGTTTTTCGCGAATAACTTTTTTTGCTCTTTTAATGACTCTGCAATTAAATATTGTGCTTGTTCGATCATCGTTTTCTCACTTTATATTCTTGGTGTCGTATTGGAAATCTCCCGCAAATCCCATATCTGAGGCTATCTGCGCCGTGGTCGTGAAAACCGTCTTTTAAAGGCTCATTTTTCAAATTAGACCCTTCTTTATGTTCCGGGTATCGGTAAGATTCAATATCTTCAACGATCCCAGAGCATGATTTATCAATGTGCAATCTTATATCGCCATCTGCGGACATCATATATTGCCTGACATGACTTATGCCCGATTGGATCGAGCGACTGTACCTGTCCCGGCGGCTTATAACGGGCAAACCTGTAATTTGCCGAAAAATATCCGCTTCACCCATGCCAACAGACGACTGCATTTGGTAGCCTGCCGGATCGCCGTAAACGCGAGCAATGCGGTAATTTTTCTTTTGTACCGCTTCGCAAAGTTCGGAAATTTTGAGATTCTTTTCATGTAATATTTCGCCAATGATGAAAATGTGGTCTTTTCCCTTCTTGCCAATCTTGGCGGTCTGGAAAAATAAAGCGGCTGGCATTCTATAACCAAAATCCAAAGTTAAATATACTGGCAACATCGGATTATATGGATGGTTGCCAATGTGGGTTTTCCTCGAAAAGTCAGCATATACGCGGCCACTGAGCGCCGTAAATTCTGCTTTGAACTCTTGATCGTAAATTTCCCGGGTCATTGATGACTTAGCTTCAACAAGGTCTTCGTCCTTTTCGCCTTTTGGGAAGCTGTAAGTGTTTTCCCAAGATGGTGAATTAAACGCGTGCCACATTGGAGCCTTCTGGGCATAAATAAAGTATTCATAAAAGCCGTCAAAGCCTTCAGGGGTTGAAATCATAAGGCATTTACCCTTAGTATCGGATAATGTGGGCCTTAAATACATCTCAAATATCTTTTTAAGATTCATTTTTGACGCCTCATCTATAATCACGAGATTATTACCAGCCCCAATCAAGGATTCCGCGTGTTCAGCCGACTTTCCTTCGATTACAGACCCCCATTCAAATTCGATATACTGCTCATTTAAAGATTTGCGGCGGGTTGGGAGGTTGTGCTTGATGATTAGATCATCATATACAATGCGGAATATCCGCTCGGAGGTAGAGTATGTAGGAGCTACAATCCAGACGCTCTTATTCGCCTGAGTAACAAGGGCTTCTGCCTCTCGCGCCGCCGCAAGTGACTTTCCCCACCGTCTGCCGCAACACGCCACGACAAATCTGATGTTTTCAGGCGTATTATGGATGTTTAATTGGCCGGGATGGGGCTTATAATCTACAAATTCAAACCATTTTTGCTTGTACGCGGTATAATCGTCCATTATCGGCAAACAATTTAACCTTAAAAAAAATTTTAAATATTATTCAATTTTT